TTTGTTTAACTCAATTACTTCATTCTTTTGTCTAACATATTGATTACGTTGCTCGACTGTTGCTGGTTTTTCAGGTGGATGTAATTTCGAAAACTGGTCGTCAAGATCCTTGAGAACTTCTTTAACTTCTCCTGCGGCACCTTTGATATCTTTGTATAATTTGCAGCCAGCCTTTACCGCAGAAACAGCGGCGTTGGCCATCGCAAATAGGGTAATTGGATCCATTTAATTTAGTCGTGGGGTACATGAAAACGTTGGCAGACATAACACTAACACAGATACATTGCGTATCTAAACGAAGTCATATATAATATACTATTATTTATAAACTCTTGATAAGGATCAAAATGACAAACCTACTTGTAATAAAACTGACAAATAATGAAGAAATCCTTGGTGAGGTGTCAGAAACCGGTACAGGTTATCGAATTCTCAATCCGATTGGTATTGCAGTAATGCGTGGCCAAGATGGTAAACCAAACATCGGATTTGCACCTTGGCCAGTATATTCCGATACGGAAAAGAAGGACAGGACTATTGACATGGACCGTGCTTCTGTGTTATACTCCTATGAACCAGCAAAAGACTTCATTGACAACTATAATCAAATCTTTGGTGCTGGAATTATTCTACCTCCAACAAAACAACTAATAACAGGCTAAATTGACAGACTTCTATACAAATGTACAATCTCTTGGTGGCAAGATTCTCTACCGTGGTATCATGGGTGGTAAACGTGTCCGCCAACGGGTTGACTACGAACCATCACTTTATATACCATCTAAAAAGGTAACTCAATATACCACTCTGGATGGTAATTACCTTGACAAGAAAAGATTTGATGGCATTTATGAAGCTAGAGAATATGTAAAACAATTTGACGGTGTTGCTGGTGGTACCAAAATCTATGGTAATACCAGATATGAATATGCCTTTATTGCCGACCAACATGAAGAAATGGTTGACTGGGATATCGATAAAATTCTTGTCGGTATTGTCGATATTGAGGTTGGTTCGGAGAATGGTTTCCCTGACCCCTATCAGGCGAATGAACCTATTACTGCTATTGCTATCACCTATCTAAATGGTGTCACCTATGTCTTTGGATGTGGCGACTATGAGGTGCAAGGTGAAGAACATTATGTCAAGTGTAAAGATGAATGGACTCTTTGTAAGAAGTTCCTACAACATTGGTCTAATAACTGTCCTGATGTAATTACTGGTTGGAATACCAAGTTCTTTGATATACCATATCTAGTCAATCGTTTTCGTAAAATTCTTGGTGAAGATGAAACCAAGAAGTTATCTCCATGGAATCATATCTCAGAACGCAAGACTATCATAAATGGCAGACAGATGATTGCCTATGGTTTTACTGGTGTTGAATCACTTGATTATATTGAACTCTACAAATGGTATGCTCCTGGCGGAAAGTCACAAGAATCCTATCGTTTGGATAACATCGCACAAGTTGAACTCGGTGAAGGTAAAATCTCCTATGATGAATATGAAAACCTACATCAACTTTACAAACTAAATTACCAAAAGTTTATTGAATATAACATCAAAGACGTTAAGTTGATTTTGAAGTTAGAAGATAAATTAAAGTTGATTGAACTGGCTTTGACTTTGGCATATGATACAAAGTGTAATTACGAAGATGTATTTGCACAGACTCGTATGTGGGATTCAATGACATATTCCTACCTGTTGAATAAAGGTATCATTGTACCACCACGGGAAGTACAAGATAAGGATGCGGCATTCGAAGGTGCCTATGTTAAAGAAGTTCAGGTTGGTAAACACGATTGGGTTGCCTCATTTGACTTGAACAGTTTGTATCCTCATTTGATGATGCAATACAATATTAGTCCAGAGACTCTAATTGATCCTACAGATTACACACCTGAAATGCGTGAGGTACTTTCATCTTCCGTTTCGGTTGATAAGATGTTAAATAAACAGGTAGATACTTCCAGGCTGGTTAATGTTACAATTACACCAAACGGTCAATTCTTTAGAACCGACATTCAAGGTTTCTTACCTAAGATGATGGATGAGATGTATCAAGACCGTAAGAAGTTTAAGAAGTTGATGTTGACTGCACAACAGGAATATGAGAATGAAAAAGATGAACGTAAGAAATATGAAATCGACAAGCGAGTTGCAAGATTTAATAACCTACAACTTGCAAAGAAAGTTTCTCTTAACTCTGCTTATGGTGCTCTTGGTAGCCAGTATTTCCGCTTTTATGATTTACGAATGGCTCTTGGCGTCACTACTGCTGGTCAGTTGTCTATTCGGTGGATTGAAGCTAAGATAAATGCCTACATGAACAAACTACTCGGTACAGAAAAAGATTATGTAATCGCCTCTGATACCGATTCAATCTACCTCCGTATGGGTGAGTTGGTTGACAAGTTTATCAAAGATAAGTCCGACAAACAGAAAGTAATTGCTCTCATGGATAAAATCTGTGAAGAAAAACTACAACCTTATATTGACAAATCATATCAGGAGTTGGCCGATTATGTTCATGCCTTTGACCAGAAGATGCAGATGAAGCGTGAAGGTCTTTCTGACAAAGGTGTGTGGACTGCCAAGAAACGATACATTCTAAATGTATACAATAACGAAGGTGTTCAGTATGCTGAACCTCACATGAAAGTGATGGGTCTTGAGATGGTTAAATCATCTACACCATCGGCTATCCGTGAGAAGATGAAAGCAGCAATTAAATTGATGATGACTGGTACAGAAGATGATGTACAAAACTTTATTGCCAAGTTCAGAGAAGAATTCAAAAAGTTACCACCAGAAGAAATATCTTTCCCACGTGGTATGAATGGTTTGGCAACATATTCAGATTCGGTAACCTTGTTCAAAAAAGGCACACCAATTCATGTTCGTGGTGCCATCATTTATAACCACAATCTGAAACAACTTGATTTGGAGAAGAAGTATCCTCGTATACAAGAAGGTGAAAAGATTAAATTCACCTATCTGAAGATGCCAAATCATTTCAAATCGGATGTTATTTCCTATCCTTCTAGATTACCAAAAGAATTCGAGCTTGACAACTATATCGATTATGATGTACAATTCGACAAAGCGTTCTTGGATCCAATCCGTGTAATTTTGGATTGTATGCAATGGCAAGCAGAAAAGACTAACTCTCTAATGGACTTTTTCGGATGATTTTTCTAACATTTCTAACAGCAATGGCCTTATCGGGTGTTGCTGCCTATTATTCTGTCATTGGTTTGGCAGCAATATTTCCTGGCTCATTCTGGCCTATCATTATCATGGGTACAGTGCTTGAAGCAGCCAAACTAGTAACTGTATCTTGGTTATATCGAAACTGGAAGGTTGTACATATTGGTATGAAATCATACCTAACGGTTGCAACAGTTATTCTAATGTTGATTACCAGTATGGGTATCTTTGGTTATCTATCTAAGGCACACTTGGAACATTCATCTGATACTGCACCAATGGCCAGTAAAGTACAATTAATAGATGAAAAGATTAAAGTAGTAAAGGAAAACTTGGATGCCAACCGCAAAATACTTAAACAACTTGATGAACAGGTGGACCAAACAATTGGTCGCTCAACGGATGAAAAAGGTATTGCTAACTCGGTATCTATTCGTAGGAATCAACAGAAAGATAGGACTCGTATCGCTTCCGAAAATGAAACCTACCAGAAAACGATTGCTCAACTTAATGAAGAACGATTCCCGTTGCAGATTGAGTTACAGAAAGCGGAGTCAGATTTTGGACCAATTAAATATGTTGCCGAGCTCATTTACGGTTCAGGAGAAAAAGACATTATAGACAAGGCTGTTCGTCTTGTTATTATGTTGATTATGGTTGTGTTTGATCCGTTAGCTATATTGTTATTGATTGCTGCCAATATGTCAATGCAACCACAACCAAGACAACAACCAGATTTGGTTTTAGATGAACCATTATCTGAAGAAGTGATTGAACAGGCAAAAGAAGTTGAAAAGAAACTTGAACCTGAATTGGAGATACCCGTTTATCTACAACAACCATTTGTACATTTTGCCAATACAAAACCTATGGTTGCACCAATAACAGAAGTTCAAACAGAATCCATACAGGTGGAAAAAGATAATGTATTTGTGTTAGATGAAGTAACAGGTGAAACTATGCCTTCTATTACAGAACCAGTTAAGAAACTGGAACCTAAGTATGATTATGAAGAACCATTTTCTTTCAAAGAGAAAAAAGGTTTAGATGGTGGTAATTTTTAAAGGATGAAATTATGAGTATATTAGATAAAATTAAAAAGAATAGTTCAATCAAAGATTCGGCTATTCTGGCGAAATCAAAATTCTTTAACAACAAAGATATGATTCAAACCGCAGTGCCTATTATTAACGTGGCACTTTCTGGTAAGTTAGACGGTGGTTTAACTCCAGGTCTTACAATGTGGGCAGGTCCATCCAAACATTTTAAGACAGCATTTTCGTTATTGATGGCCAAATCTTATATGGACAAATATGAAGACGCTGCTCTTTTGTTTTATGATTCTGAGTTTGGTACTCCTCAATCCTATTTTGATTCTTTTGGGATTGACACTAATAGGGTGCTTCATACTCCGCTTACTGATATTGAACAACTCAAGTTCGACATAATGTCACAGTTGACCAATCTTGAACGTGGTGATAAATTGATTATCGTTATTGATTCGATTGGTAATTTGGCATCTAAGAAAGAAGTTGATGATGCACTTGATGGTAAATCAGTTGCTGATATGTCTAGAGCAAAACAAGTTAAGAGTTTGTTCCGTATGGTAACACCACACTTATCACTTAAAGATATTCCAATGGTTGTTGTTAATCATACTTATATGGAAATTGGAATGTTCCCTAAAGCAATCGTTGGTGGTGGTACAGGTTCTTATTACTCTGCCGATAATATCTTTATTATTGGTAGACAACAAGAAAAAGAAGGCACAGAAGTTGTAGGTTACAATTTCATTATCAATGTGGAGAAATCTAGATATGTCAAAGAAAAGTCGAAAATACCTGTTACTGTATCTTTTGATGGTGGTATTTCTAAGTGGTCTGGTCTACTTGACCTTGCACTTGAGTCCAAGCACGTGGTCAAACCAACGAATGGGTGGTACAGTAAAGTTGATACCGAGACAGGGGTTATAGAAGAAAAAAAATATCGTATCAAAGATACAGATACAAAAGAATTCTGGATGCCTATTATCAAAGATAAAACATTCCAAGAATTTATCGAAAACAAATACCGTGTTGCTTCAGGTAACATTATGTCAAGTGATATACATGAGGCATTTGATATCGAAACAACTAACGGAGTTGAATAATGAGTCATGAAGATGATAAGATTAAACATAGTAAACGTCTTCATAAAGAGGAATCAGCAATAGCCAAACAAGTAAAGATTGCCAAGGCACACGGTGTGGAAGTAAAAGAACCACATATGTTGGCAAAACACCATGCTTTAGATTGTGGTGTACCTAATTGTCCTATGTGTTCTTCACCCCGTAAATTAAGTGGTGAAAAAACAAAACAGGAACAATCTTTTGAACAAACGGAGAAATGGAATGAATGAAGGTATAGATTATTGTTTCATCTATCCTAAGGATGATAAACAATCGGTACATATTAAATTTTTGGAAGGACCTTATACAGGTACCACTTTCAAATATGGTAAAGTAAAATTTAAGGAAGAAAATGACCAGGTCTATTTACTTTTTGCTTATGATGTGTTAGAATCACCAGTTAAGAAGCCAGCAAAACTTGAAAAGGATGCTGACTTTAAAAACTACATTGGTGACTTATTAGTGGAAATAATGTCATCAAATATTGAACAGGAAGTAATTGATGAAGCTGGAACAGACGATATTAAAGAATCTAATTTACAATGAGGATTACTTACGAAAAGTATTACCATTTTTAAAAGAAGATTATTTTACCGATAGAACTGATAGGACAATTTTTAATGAGATTTCATCTTTCACAGATGCTTACAATTCAACGCCAACGATTGAAGCAGTTGTATTGGCCGTCAAAGAAAGGCGAAATCTTACGGCTGATGAAGTTGAACGATGCGAGACTACTCTCAAAGAGATTGAACAGACTAAAGGTGAAGAATCCAAGATTCAATGGCTTGTTGACAAAACCGAGCAATTCTGCCAAGAGAAAGCCATATACAACGCTGTATTGGGGTCTATTTCAATCTTGGACGGTAAGGACAAGACACATGAGAAAGGTCAGATTCCCAAGATATTATCGGACGCTTTGGCCGTAAGTTTCGATAACTCGGTTGGCCACGATTACCTGGAGAACAGCGATGAACGATACGAATTTTACCACAGAAAAGAAGAACGAATTCCTTTTGATTTGGATTTCTTTAACCGTATTACAAAAGGTGGGCTTCCTACTAAGACACTCAATATTGCTCTTGCTGGCACTGGTGTTGGCAAGTCACTTTTTATGTGTCATTGTGCCGCTGGAGCTATGTCGCAGGGTAGAAATGTACTCTATATCACTATGGAAATGGCTGAAGAAAAGATTGCAGAAAGAATAGACGCAAACTTATTGAATGTCACCATTGATGATTTGGTGAATCTACCAAAAGATATGTATGATAAGAAGATTGCCAAACTCAGAGAGAAAGTCGTTGGCAAATTAATCATCAAAGAATATCCAACCGCATCAGCATCCGTAACACACTTTAGAACATTACTCAATGAACTCAATCTTAAAAAATCTTTTGTACCTGACATTATTTTCGTTGATTACCTCAATATTTGTTGTTCTTCTCGTATTAAAGCTGGATCAAACATCAACTCTTATACCTATGTCAAGTCGATTGCCGAAGAACTGCGAGGTCTTGCCGTTGAATGCGGAGTACCAATTGTTTCGGCTACACAAACCACTAGGTCGGGTTTTACCAGTTCCGATCCAGGACTTGAGGACACAAGTGAGTCTTTTGGTCTGCCAGCAACCGCTGACTTGATGTTTGCTTTGATTTCTTCCGAAGAACTGGAAGAACTCGGACAGATTATGGTCAAACAGCTGAAGAACAGATATAATGATCCAACAATGTACAAACGATTTACACTTGGTGTTGACCGTGCAAAAATGAGATTATATGATGTTGAACAATCGGGACAAGATGGACTTGCTGATGCAGGTATCACAGACAAACCATTAAACACATTTGGTAATCGTGAGAAACCACAGAAGAAATCATTTGATGGATTTAAAGTATGAACTTGACTAGAGAACAGGCATTGTATTGCTCAAATGCTTTTCATGAATATTTTAGTGACATGGGTAGTATTGAACAATACATGCGTGACGAGAAACTAAAATCTGTGGCTGAAATACCAGCCTCTTTGTTTCCACCAGAAGATGATTTGTTTTCAGATTTCTCCATGCACCCAAGTGATATGGATATTGAAGTGTGTGAGATACCAAATGATACATGGGAAACATTAGTTGCCATTACATCATCTCATGTTAACAAGGCACCAGTTGGTAAGAATATACAGTTGGCTGTCAAAGAGAAGAACTCAGGAAAGATTCTTGGTTTCATCCGTCTTGGTTCACCAGTAATCTATATGAAACCAAGAAATGAATTGTTAGGACAGGTTTGGATTCAAAATCCAGACACAGCCAAACGATTCAACGAATCAACTATTATGGGTTTTGTTATAGTACCATCACAACCTTTTGGATTCAATTACCTTGGTGGTAAATTGTTATCTGCCATTTGTACCTCACATACAGTTAGGGAAATATGTAACAAGAAGTATGGTATGGAACTTTGTCTATTTGAGACTACTAGTTTGTATGGTACAACAAAGGCAGTATCACAGTATGATGGTATGAAACCATATATTCGATACAGAGGCCTTACCGAATCTGATATGGTACCAATGATGCATGGACCAAGATATCATACACTAAAAGATTATGTGGAAGGCTTTACTGGAGATTTATTGGCTGGTGATACATCAACCACCAGTAGAAAACTTAGAACCTTCAGTAAGATTATAGCTTTAACCAAATCAGCACTTAAAGGTAGTACTGAAGGGGAGGCATTCCAGCTAACGATTGAGAACGCAAAGGCGTTGACAGAAAAGAAAAGATATTACACTTCAGACTACGGATTTGCCAATATGGTTGATTTTATGAATTGTAAAACAGATAAATTATTGCCTGGTGAAAATTATCACAAGCACGATTTGGAAAATGTAGTTGCTTGGTGGAAAAACAAGGCTATAAATAGATACGATACCCTTAAATCTGAGGGTAGATTACGTACCGAACTAGAAGTTTGGACTTCAGGAAAAGACATTCAAATTATTAGATAATATGGCTGATAAAAAACCTAGTGCTACAGAATTAACCAGAATGCAAGAGTTAACATCTGCTTGGATTTTTAGGCGTGCCTTAAAT